TCTATTGAAAAATCAAGAACCGGAACCAAAATGCCTAAGCTAAAACGTGATGTAGTAAAGTATGTAAGGGACAAAGCAAAGTCCAAGTACGAGAAAGGGACAGATTGTCGTATTTGTGGCGAAACAGAACAACTTGATTTTCACCATTTTTATAGCCTGACTCCATTGTTGAATCAGTGGCTTGCAAAGAACAAACATAACCCCGAGTACATAATGGCACTTAGGGATGACTTTATAGAAGAGCACCATGCTGAGCTATATGACCACACAGTAACACTGTGTCATACACACCACTTAGGCCTTCACAAAATATATGGCAAAGACCCTGCGCTAGGGACTGCAAAGAAACAAATGCGCTGGGTAGAGATTCAAAGAGAAAAACATGGCTTGGTATAACCCTTTTGAAAAGACAGCAGCACCTACGGAGACGGTTGAGAAACTCAATCCTGCGCAGTCATATATTGGCAATCGCATGGAGTCTTCTAGAGAATTTACCCAGAACTATGAAGCCTACTACGAACAGCTAGAAGTAGTTAATCGTGCGGTGAACATGGTAGTAGATGATACTGCTGCAGTTAACACTACTGTTACTACTAATGCATTCTCAGGAATAGCAAAAGGCGTAAAAAGATCGAAAGTACAAGTGTTACTTACTCAACAGCCTAATCTTTTCCAAGACATTAACACTTTTAGACGTAATCTTATTACTGATTTTTTGTTAAACGGTAACATGTTTCTTTACTTTGATGGTGCTCACCTGTATCATCTCCCAGCAGATAAAGTAACAATTCATGGAGACACAAGAACTTACGTTGAGAAGTATACCTATAATGATATTGCGTACTCACCCAGTGAGATCATTCACATTAAAGAAAACTCCTTCCGTGATACTTACAGAGGCGTTTCTCGTTTAAAGCCTGCAGTAAGAACAATGCAGTTAATGACAAGAATGAGAGACTTCCAAGACAACTTCTTTAAGAATGGAGCTGTTCCCGGGCTTGTACTCAAGTCACCAAATACCTTATCTGAAAAGATTAAAGAGCGTATGATGGTATCTTGGCAGAATCGCTACCGTCCAGATACAGGCGGCAGACGCCCTCTTATTCTCGATGGTGGTATCGAGTTAGACAAAATTTCAAATGTCAACTTTAAAGAACTCGACTTCCAAAACGCTATTATGGAAAATGAAAAGATTATCCTAAAAGCAATCGGAGTACCACCAATCTTACTAGACTCAGGTAACAACGCTAATATTCGTCCGAATATGCGCCTATACTATCTTGAAACGGTACTACCTGTAGTTATCAAATTAAACGCAGCCTTGTCAAGATACTTTGGTTTCGAGATAGTAGAAGATGTAACAAACGTACCTGCCTTACAGCCCGAACTACGAGATAGTGCAGCGTATTATACCTCACTAGTAAACGGCGGCATTATTAGCCCGAACGAAGCTCGCGAAGCATTAGGGTACGAGACTAGAGAAGAGGCAGAAGACATCAGAGTACCAGCAAATATAGCAGGCTCTGCATCAAACCCAGACGAAGGCGGCAGACCGCCACAGGATGAAGAGAGCTAATTATGACTAAAAAAGTACAAAGAAAGAAACTCAAAAAGCAACTTGCTGCTTATTTTATTAAGCAAGGCAAGTTCTATAATACTACGGAATACACAGCCTTAGGCGATTCGATGCCTATCCCTGGTAGTTCCATACGACGAATTTACGGACGTTACGCCGGACTAGAAGCAGAGCTTAGAGCCGACGAAACCCTGGTGGCTTTAGTAGAGCAATCAGCAGCGCTTCAAGCGCCTGTTAAACCAGTGACTGCTCCGGCACCAAAAGTTAAGCCATTGACAAAGGCTAAACCCGCTTCAAAACTTGGGGCAAGTACTGTAGAGAAATAATATGAATAAAATTTTCAATCTAACATCTACTTTTAAAGCCGCAGAAGCAGACGATGGGTCAGTAATGATCCGTGGTATGGCTAGTACAGCAGACTTTGATCGCGCAGGCGATACAATCTCAGCTGAAGCGTGGACAAAAGGTGGATTACAAAACTTTGAGAAGAACCCAATTATTCTGTTTAATCATGACTATGACAGACCAATTGGTCGAGCCACAGGTATGAAAGCAGGACCTAATGGTTTAGAACTCGAATGTAAGATCAGCAAAAATGCCCCTGGCAATGTTGCTGAGCTTGTTAAGGACGGTGTCCTTGGAGCCTTTTCCGTCGGTTTCAAAGTCAAGGACGCAGATTACATCAAGGAAACTGATGGACTAATGATTAAGGACGCTGAGTTGTTTGAGGTATCGGTTGTTTCCGTACCATGCAATCAGTCAGCTACTTTTTCGCTCGCGAAGTCTTTCGACTCAACTAATGAGTACGAAGAATTCAAAAAAACTTTCACTAATCGTGTAGATCTAGCCGGTCAGTCTCTGGCTAAGGACGAAGATATCTCTTCAAATATAGCTAGTGACCACACACCGAAAAGCGCGGAACTTATTTCCGCAGATCAGGAGATCAAAATGGACAATCAAAACATCGACTTGGAAGCTTTTGCAAAGAAGGTAGCTGAAGACACAGCTGCTAAGATTGCTATGAAGCTAGCCGAGCAAAAAGCAGCTGACGTAGCACAAGCTAAAGCAGTTCAAGAAGCCGAAGCCGCTAAAGCAGCTGAAGGCGTACAAATTAAATCAGTAATCGAAAGTGGCATCACCTCTGGTGTTGAAGCTTTACAAGCTGATATGGAAAAATCTTTCGAAACCGCTAAAGGCGACGAAATCAGTGCTCTAGTTAAGAAGTACGAAGCTCAGGTTTCTGAGAAAAGTGCAGAGCTAGAAGCTATGCGTAACAGCAAAATGGAATTCGCTAAGTCTGGCGGCCAGAAGAGCATGTCTGATTTCGGTCAGGAATACTTGAATGCTGAAATTCTAGGTAAAATCACTGGTAAAGGTTGGGATACTGCCTATGCTAAAGACGTAATGGAAAAAACTGCAGCTGTTGTTCCTTCAGCTTTGAACGTTACTACTGTTGATTTCTCTCTAGCATATACTGATGCCTTCGAGCAAGCAGTAGGTCTAGAAACTAAAGTAGGCGGTCTCTTCCGTGAAGTTGAAATGCAGTCTAACTCTTTAGTAGTTCCTTTCTTGGGCGAAGTAAACCCAGCTACCTTCAGCACTACTACTGGTCTGTTGGCTTCTGCTAACTCACTAGAGTTGACTGGCGTTACTGATGATGATTTCGACATCAGCAACAAGATCCTTATCGCTGAGCGTTTAGTTGCTGGTACTTACATCGACAACAACATCGACGAAGGTCAAATCATCAGCTTCCTGCCTATGATCAACGCTGCTATCGCACGTGCTCACGGTCAGGCTATTGATAGTGCTATCCTTTATGGTACTGCTGGTTCAACTGCTGGTCTTCTGGATGCTGGCGGCACTAAGACTACTGCTGTTGGTTCATACGACGGTTCTGGTACTAAGGTTATTGTATCTGCTGCACAGGCTGACGGTACTACAGCATTGACTGCTGCAGAACTTAACGTAGCTCGCGGAAGCATGGGCGTTCACGGTATCGATCCTAACAAACTGGCTTATGTTATCAACTCTGATGCATACTACGATCTGTTGTTAGATGGCGAATTCCAAGACGTTACTGACGTTGGTGGTCTTGCTACTAAAGTAACTGGTCAAGTTGGTATGTTGTTCGGCTCTCCAGTTATCGTTAGTGATCAGATCCCTAATGGTGCTGATGCTAAGTCGTTTGGCGTTATCGTTAACACTGACTCTGCACTTATCGGTCGTCTACGTGGCGTTAGCCTTGAGACTGAGTACAAGCCTTCAGAGCAGCGTACCGCAATCATTGCAAGTCAATCTCTTGGATTCAAGACTATCCAAGGCGCGACTTCTTCAATTGGTCTGCATTACCTCGCAAACTAATAGCAATACTTTTAAACTTCGGGGAGGTTCGCCTCCCCCAAGTTTTTACTAATGGACTTATATAACTATGGCAAATTTAATAACTTTAGACGAATACAAAGAAGCTATGAAACTGACTGGCTATGGCGATGACGTACGTCTCGAGTCTTTAGTGACCTCTGTGAGTCAATTAGTAAAAACTTATTGTAACAACTCTTTCGTAGACCACGCTAGTAGCGCAAAAACGGAATTGTTTGATATAACGTATGGAGAGAGTTTCGTACATCTTTCAGAGAGCCCTATTATCGGGGTTACTTCTGTATCAGAAAGATCGAACCCAACCGATACTTATACTGTTTTAACAAATAATAGTGACTACTACATAGACACTAAAACGGACTCCATCTATAGAATAGCGGGCCCCGTAGACAAAGCATTTAAACCTGGTAGAGGCTCTGTAAAGGTTGTTTATACTGGTGGATACTCCGCCACACCTGCAGATCTTAAACTAGCAATAGTTGACTTAATTACATACTATCATAAAGACGAGTACAAGCAGCGCCAAACTTTGTCAGGCGCAAGCATCCAGAACCAAGGTACTTCTGGGCAAGCTGATAATGTAGGCTTCCCTGACCATATTAAACGTGTTCTGGATATGTATAAGAACTTCTAAGTGAGCAATACCTCCGTCAAAAAACGGATGTCTGATCAGATACTAAAGGCTGCCTCTCAGGAGGAGTCTGCAGCTATCCGAAAACATGCAGGTACCAGACCTCAGGTTGTTTACTTACAGGACTTGATGTGGTTAGACAACATCATACTAGAGATGATGGACAGGGACCATATGCCGAAGAAGAGATTCAGACGGTATAACAATGCTACTAACTTAGGCAAAGCCAGAAAAATCGCAGCAATAAAGCAAGTTAACTACTTTAAAAAGAACAGATTCGATACCCGCGCAGCTCCCGGCTTGGATAATACCGTTCCTGGTATAAAACTTAAAGGAGACGCTCCCGAGATATACGCAGCTATCAGAAAGGGAGAGGCTTTTTTAGTAGGCTCATTTGCTACTGCAGGAGTGCTAAAGAAAGAAATAATAAAAGCACTTGTTACTAGAAAATCGCAAAAAGACTTTGCAGATACTATTGCAGGTAAGGTAGATAGAGGACATGGTGCAGGCACAGGTACTGCTATTTCTGGTTTAAGTATTGGCCAGGCCTCTCAAGGCATACAAGACCTACTCACTCCTACACAGCAAGCAGAGTTTAATGCTTACGTTGAGAAAAGTGCTAATGGACTTCTAAAGTCTGGCGAAATAGACTCATTATCTCATTCTATGATACTTGGCTGTACCATAGAGTATGCTACAACTATTGATGCAAAAGGCCGGCTACGTGCAGACTATGTACCAGCCTTACAATACCAGGACAAGTATACAAACCGTGTGACCGACTCATACTATGAGAAAGTTGCTAAAAACGCCGCGATGAAGATGTTTTCTAGTTTTACAGAAGACGAGTTTTTAAACATGGAAGGCTCAGATAGCTTAAAAACTTTAGCTACAAAGGCGATTATTAGACCTTTAGCAAGAAGTGCTGCAAAGAATAAGAACGTAAAAATGCAGTTAGACAGTAAATCGAAAGGAGCTTATAAGCCTGGCAAAGGTAAGGTTAAGTCAAAAGGCAAAGCCAAAGGCAAAGCCTCTGTGAAGGGCAATAAAAAAGCAAGTGCCCCAAGACTGTCTAAAGCAAAGAAGACTTTTACAAGTAATCCTTTGGCTATGGTTGCTATGTTAAATAAGAACTTGCCGGAGGCTGTAAGAAGGAATATGAGACCACCTTCTTTAGTAAATAGAACAGGGCGGTTTTCGGAAAGCGTCAAAGTATTAGAATACACGGAAACAGCTAAAGGGTTTCCAAGCATTGGATATACTTATGACAAAGAGCCTTATCAAGTGTTTGAAATGGGTGCAGGAGACTCTCGATGGGCTACTCCAGATAGAGACCCTCGAATGATTATTGATAGATCTATAAGGGAAGTAGCACAACAAATGGCACTTGGCAGATTCTACACTAGGAGAATATAATGGCAGAAAGAGACTATACAACAAGACGATTGGGTATAACACACGCAATTGTAGATAAGCTAAAGAACATTAACGGCTCAGGCGGTTATTTGTCAGATCTTAACGAAAACATCTCACCTAGACTAAAGTTCTGGGATGAGGTTGAAGAGTTTCCTGCGGTGCATCTAAATGCGGGCGGAGAGACTAGAGAATATCAAGCAGGAGGATACAAGGATAGGTTTCTATCCGTAACTCTTCGCTGTTATGTACAAGATGAGGACTCGGTAAAAGCGCTAGATGAGCTACTAGAAGATGTAGAGACAGTGTTAGAAGAAAACTCAAGACT